AGTCAAAGAGATAAAAAGAAAACTGGTACTGGTGATATATTATCTTCAGTTCTTGGATTATTTGGTTAGGAGTTAATATGAGTTTTGGAAAATTACAATCAATGGGTGGAAACTATGTTTCTCGACTTGGTGGTGCAGATATTCTAAGCCAAGATCAATTGCAATCATTATCTCCACAAGAACTGCAAATATATAACCAACAAAAAGAAATGTCTAAAACTGCTGGTATGCGTGAGTTAGCTTCAAGGTTATCTGATGCTTTTGCAGGTCGTGACATTGTTGGTCGTGCTGCAATAAGAAGAGAGGATATTGAAAAAAAATCTGAACGCGATACAAAATTAAAATTACAACAAGACTTACAACAAGCAATAGCAGATGGTGATATGGATAAAGCCTATGCAATTTCAGCAATTTTACAACCCGGATCAGTTGCACAAAACATTATTCAATCACAAGCAGGGCCTAGCAAAAAAGACTTACAACCACAAGTTTCATCGGATGGCACATACACTATTTTCCAAGATTATGATGAAGCTACCGGGCAAATTACTCCAAGGGTTGAGGTGAATCAAAGCGTGATTGATGCTCAAGAAGAAATAAGACAAGAAGAACAAAAATTAAAACCTATCCCATCTTCAGCTTTAGAAAAAGAAGTAGAAAACAAATCTGTTATAAATTCTTTTCAATATCAAAATGAATTAATTGATGGTTTTATTGAAGAAGCAAAAAATAACAATTTACAATTTGGTATAGGCGAAGATATTTCAGATTTTTTTGGAAATTTAGGAATTGGTGTTTCTGGAGAAATTAGCCAAGAAAGATTAGCAAACAAAAACGCTTTTGAAAGATGGAAACAAAGCTATGTAAATACAGTTTTACAAGCAGCTAAAGGCCCACAAACAGATGGCGATGCAAGAAGGGCATTAGAACAATTAAAATCTGCTAAGACCCCAGAGGCTGTAGTATCTTTATTACAAGATATAAAACGAGCCAATCAAAATGAAATTAAATTTAATAAATCATCTATAGACACAAGAAGAACAAACTTTGGAAAAGATCCAGTGTATGGTGGCGTTACATTTAAAATAATAGAAGAATAATGAAAATTGAAATTGAAGGCATTGGAATAGTAGAAGTTCCTGATGAATTCGGTAACCTTGATTACAGCGCACAAGAAAATTATGTTGCTCAAATTAAAGAGCAAATAAACGCAGAAAAATCTTCTGAAGAAGATATAGCAATAGAATCTGATGCAGAAGAGTTGTCACTTTTAGAAAAATTACAAGGCGGTGTCAGAGGGTTTGCTCAAGGCTTAACCTTTGGTTTTGCTGATGAAATTGAAGCTGGTCTTAAAACTGGTGGTGGTTTTTTAGGTGATTACAGTAAAGCTGTAAAACAAATCAGAGATGATATTGATGAGGTTAGAAGAAAAGCACCAGGTATCGCATTAGGATCTGAATTAACGGGTGCTGTTTTACCATCATTAGCGGCAGGTTTATTTAGTGGTGGCACAGGAACAGTAGCAGGTTTAGGAGCTACAGGCGCAAGAGTTGCATCAGGTGCTGCTAAAGCACAACAAGCTGCTAAAGCAGCTGTTGGTTTAGATAAAGCAAAAAAAGCAGAAGCTGTTACAAAAGTTGTCTCAGACCCAAATTTATTAAAAAGCATTGGCAAGGGTGCAGGTATTGGCGCAGGATATGGTGGCTTATATGGTGTGGGTACTGCCGAAGGTGGTTTAGGCGAAAGAGCTATCGGTGGCGCAACAGGCGCAGCAGTAGGGGGTGTAATTGGTGGAGCTGTTCCTTTGGTTGCACAAGGTGGGTTAAAAACCTTACAAAATATTGGTAAATCTTTTGGCGTAGGTGGAAAAAAAGCAGCCGAACAATTTAGTGATGTAAAAATATTACAAGCATTGGAAAGAGATGGTTTGTCCCGACAGGGAGCAATTGAAAAATTACAGTTAGCAGAAAAACTAGGTCAAAAAGATTTACTTATTGCTGATCTTGGAGAAGATCTTGCACAGCTTGGTTTTGCATCACAAGCAATTGCAGGCGGGGCAAGAAAAGAAGTTTCAGAATTATTAGAGGGCAGGGCTATGAGCCAAGCAGAAAGAATATCTGATGATTTAATAGACCAATCAAAACTTAAAGGGCCATTCTCAACAGAATATGTTGATGAGTTGGCAAGGATACAAGAAGCAGCGGCAGGGCCAGCATACAGACAAGCTTACAAAATTAATATCCCAGCTAATACAAAAATTACTCGTAAAAATTTAAAAGGTCAAACTGAAAGTGTTGCACTAAGCGATTTATTTACTGGCCCAAGAAAAGATGTGATTATCATGGCTTCGAAACAAGGTAAAAAAATATTAGGTGCTAGGGGCGAGACTGTACCAGATTTAAGCAAAGTATTAAAAGACGATAAGCTTTTAGAAGAATTTTTAAGCAAACCTATACCAACACAATATCTTCATGCTATTAAAAAAGGTTTAGACGATATTATAGAAAAAGGCACAGATTCTTTTGGTAAAGTAAATTCTTATGGTGCGGCTGTAACTGATGCAAAAGTTATACTGAATAAATTAATAGAAAAGAAAAATCCAGCTTATGCTAAAGCAAATAAAGATTTTTCTGACATAGCGAGATTGAAAGATTCTTTCAATTTAGGTTTAGGTAATAAAAAAATGTCTACTAGCCAAATGGCAAAAATTTTAAAATCATTAAACGAATCAGAAAAAGAAGCATTTAGAGTTGGGTTGGTTGCAAGAATGAAAGATCAATCTCTCAAAGCTGTTGATAATGCAGATTTTACAAAAAGAATATTTGGTAGCCCAGAAAAAAGAAGTTTAATACGCATGGTTTTTCCTAAAACAAAAGCAGGAAAAGAGGCTTACGAAAATTTTAAACAGATTATAAAGTTTGAACAAGCTAAAGTTCAAACAAGAACTAAAGTAACTGGATTGTCTCCAACCGCAGCAAGACAAGAAGCTATCAAAGAGGCAGCAATAGATCCAACGCTAGGCGTTATTGGTAGAGCAATAGCTGGTGATGTTCCAGGCGCAGCTAGACAATCATTAGCTGCAATTGGCGCGAGAGCTGGTGGATTGAGTCCTGAAGGTGCAAACCAAATAGCTAGAAAATTATTTTTAATGAAACCAGCAGATCAAATTAAGTATTTACAACAACTTGGTCAAACAGAAAGAAAACTAATAGAGCAATCTATGAGAGGTATAGGCCTACAAACAGAACTAACAGCTGGTGCTGGAATGTTACCGGGCTTGCTTACAGACTAACCCATGCCCCTTGCCACAGAACGAGTTGGTCGTTTTGGTGAATATCTCACAGCAGCAATCCTCTCCCAAGTTTCTGACACAGTAACCATCGTTCCACACAACGCATCCTCAGATATCATCTTTGAACACAATTTAAAGCTGTATAAGTGTCAGGTCAAAACCCAATCACAAATAGAAGAACACAGAGGTAATTGGCGGTTTGATATGCGTAAAGGGCAAAGAGTTGCGCATAGAAAATACAAAGATAATGAGATAGATGTGTTTGCTTTTGTTTCTGTAACCCACCGAAATGTGGTTTTCTCTAAACCTATTGATAAGGGCCAACTCACCATCATTGATGAACACATGAAAAACAATGATGCTGTCAAGAACATTCAAGACATACTTAAAGATTTGCAATAAAAAACAAAACCCCTTAAACTACGCTAATACACTATAGGGAGATAGTATGACACTTAACGAATTATTTGATTTATACACAAAAGATTTAAACAGGCGTGGTGCTAAGACTGTTAAACGCATTAAACAGTTTTACGACAACGACATCCGATTAGCCATTGGCGATAGAGAGATAAACAGCATCATCAGAGGTGACATAGCACAGCTACACTTCGATGTGTCTGAGAGATCTCCTTATACCTCCAACAAATGTCTCTCTATCCTCAAGGCTATGTTTAACTTGGCTATTACTTTTAGCTACATAGAAAACAACCCGGCATTAAATATTGGTAAGAATCGTGAGATTAAACGCAAACGCTATTTGACCAACGAGGAGCTGATCGCCATAACCGAGCAGCTTGATCGTTTGAGCCATAAGGCGAGATACAAGCAAGGTTGCAACTTTTTATGGATGCTAATTTATACTGGTGCGCGTGTGGGTGAGATTAGAAACGCTAGGTGGTCTGATATTAAAGGCAATGCGTTGGTCATTAAAGATCATAAGACTGATCACTCAGGCGAGGATCGTATTATCTTTATTACTCCCGGGGTGCAAAAGATATTAAATAAGTGTGAGCGCGTGGGGGAGAGAATCTTTGACATAGATTCACCCAGATATGTATGGGATGTCATACGCAAAGAGGTTGGGTGCGAGGATGCTAGATTGCATGACATCAGACACTCGTATGCCTCATGGTCATTAGAGAAAGTTAACTTATCAGAGGTTGGTAATCTATTGGGCCACTCAGATGTAGCGACCACTCAAAGATATGCACATATCCATAAAGAGAAAGCGATAGGCAACGCTAATGTTGTGAGCCAACACATTCATAGCATCGTAGCTAATAGATAGTTATAAGTTATTAATATCTATACAAACATCATCCTTATTAGCGGTGTGAATACCTAGTTTTAATAGGTATTCAGCAACGCTATGTGGATCTTTATTTGCTGTACGACAAAATTTAATAAAGTCAGACACTAAAACACTATCCATATAGACAGGTTTTCTACCATTTCTTTCTTCAAGAATTGGATCGTCAAAGTCTGCTAAATTCATATTCATACTCCTAGACCTTTACCTCTTTGGTGTATTTGCCTATTTTATTACCCTCTCCGTCTACTCCATGTACGAGTTGCAGTTCCAGGTCAATGTGATGTTTTGCTTTTAGCAAGTCTTCAACTTTATTTACTTTTTCTCTAGTAATAAGTTTTACAACATTACCTATACAAAACGACAAATTGTTAGCATATATATATTCAACTGGTTGGATTCCATTACGCTTGTAATGTTGTCCACCTACTTGTTTATTAATAGCCAAACTGTCGATTGCTTGATCCCATTCTTGGGGTGTCAAATTATCTATACTCATATTTCATCTCCAAATTAATAAATACTTGATAATGATAGTGGATAAGCGTATATTAGTCTACAGGTAAATCAAAGCAGGGAGAAAAATGCATACTGATAGAAAATTTATTGACACAAAAGAACTAGCCAAAAGGTGGGGTAGAAGCTCCAGGACTTTAGAGAATTGGCGTGGTAAACAAGTTGGCCCTACATATTACAAGATCGAAGGTAAAATCCTTTACGATTTAGAAGATGTAGAAAACTTTGAGACTGGTTCAAGGGTGTTATATAGTGCCTCACGCGATATTTAGTCCCTCATCATCTGACCGATGGTTTAACTGCCCGGCAAGTGCGTACCTGAATTATTCAGCAGAATACTCAGTTAATATCGCAGCAGCTACCGGGACATTGATCCATGAGATGTGTGAGATGTTATTAAAAGGCAGACTTAAAGATATTACTTTAGAAGAGTATTGGCTCGGTAAAGTTGTTGATATAGAAGATTTCCAAATAGAAGTAACTGAAGACATGGTGAAGTGTGCTGAAGTTTATGTGGAATACATCTTTAAAAGAAAAGAAGAGTTAAACGCTACCATGGTCATCGAAGAGAAAGTCTACATGGATGAAATCTCTGATAAGTGCTTCGGTACTGCTGACTGTATTTTGATAGCTGAAGATCGTATCTGCGTTATAGATCTTAAATCTGGTAAGTGGCCTGTTGAGGCTGTCAAGAACAAACAGCTTATGATTTATGGCGTTGGTGCATTTATAAGATATGGCAATGAAAACCCAGACATCACCATGGAGTTGACTATAGTTCAACCAAGAATTAAAAACGCTATTAAAACATTTGAAATTACTACGCCCAATTTATTAAGTTGGGCCACACAAGATTTGAAACAAGCAACTGATGCTTGTGACGAAGAAAACCCACAACGAGCCGCAGGTGAACATTGTAGATTTTGTGCCGCCAAGGCAGATTGTGATGAATATAAAACTAAGCTAGGAGAGAAATTTGGCTAAAGAAAAGAAAGAACCTGTATTGTCTTACAGCATAGGTGAAGAAGAACACACGCTGTATGAGAGTGATATCACACCAATGATAGAACCCTTGTATGACAAAGTGTCAGCAACACTTAAGTTGCAAAGGATTGTCCATGATTTTTTTAACGGAATCATAGATGAGAAAATAAACGCACTGCATCATTTAGTGCATAACAGTGAGGGAGAAAAATGAGTGTATTAGATAAAGTATTATCCAAAGCAAAAATGAAACCACCGATTATTTGCTTGTATGGTAAAGGTGGTATCGGTAAAACTACTTTTGCATCTACCATGAATAATCCAATCATTGTTCAATGTGAGGATGGAATCGGTAAGATTGAATG